TTACAACTTCCACCCTTCGACCGGGCTGGCGCGTTTATGGGCTTCATCCAGATCCACCTGCGCCAATGCGATGTAATTCTTGACCATATCCATGGTTGAGTGCCCAAGGACCTCCTGAAGTGTATAAGGGTCGCCTCCGTTGCGCAGCCAGGTCACAGCCATCGTATGACGAAAACGATGCGGATGTGTGTTTTTGACGCCGGCTCGCTTTCCCAACCGGCGCAGGTACTGAGCCAATCCGGTGCGCCCCATTTTGAACGGATCTCCGTCCGTTGTTGCCAGGTGGGAAAACAAAGCGGAGGCAGTGCGAGGGGAAAACGGTAAAAACCTTTCCTTGTCCCCTTTTCCGACAACCTTCAACCGCCTCGATGCAAGGTCAATGTCATCCCTTTTCAGATTGCATATTTCAGATGCCCGCGCGCCCGTATCCAGCAAAACCAGTATAAGAGCGCGGTTCCGGTCCGGCGCATATCGAATTGCCTGCAAAAGCGCCCTAACCTCCACATCCGTGAACGGTTGAATCACAACCTTGCTTGGTTTTGGTTTATCCACTGTCCGGACGATATGGCTGGTCACGTACCCCTCGCGCAATGCCCACGTCCACAAAGCAGAGAGGGCAATGTGGTAATTCAACAATGTTTTTTTACCGACATTCCTGGACGCTAAAAAGGCGGTCAATTGTGTGCTTTTCACCTGGTTGATAGGCATGTCGCCCACGTGGTCGAGGAACCTTTTCAAGGTGCGCTGATAGTCATCGAGCGTATGCGGCGAAAGTCTCCTCGCCAGGCATGCCAAAACGAAACCATCGATCGCTTTTGATAGGAGTAAGTTTTTCATCTGTTTTGTTCTTTGCGGAAGATAAAAGAATTTCCGCATACGTCTATGGTACTGCATTGTTCTTCTCCTGTAACATTTTTTTTCGGGAACCAACGTTTCCCAAACAGGCGATTTTAAAAAGAAAAAAGGATTGAAAGGAGTAATAAATGACACAAAAGACGTGCCCAAAAAGCAAGAAAAAAAAGGCACCTCGAGACCAACACACACAACAACGACACACACACTCGACCATTGCCGCATTGGAGGACGTGATCTCTGTTCTTTGGGGAATCATTCGCGTCCTGAAGGATGCGTTGAATTATGCGGACAATCGCATACAACGCGCCCTGGAGATCCTGAAAGCTGCGCGCCAGGGACCGCATTCATATGACCCCGATCAGCCGTCGGGGAAAAAGATAACCATCAAGAAGAGGTGACCATGTTTCTCACAACCATATTGGGACTGGACTATCTGGCTGGATGGATCCACGTGCTCGCCGTACGCCGCGGCTGGTGGGCATCGCCATACGTCGGAAACGACCACCGGCGTTACAGAGCCACCGTGTTTTGGGACGGGTCGGTCGAATGGAGTCTCAAATGAGCGAACCAAAACCGAAGTACAAGGTAAAGAAGATGCGGATCTCCGAGCATGAGGAGCAGGCGAATTTTTTCGCTGAGGTCCGCTTCAAATATATGCACCGCGATGATTTCGCGGACGACTTGCTCTTTTCCGTTCCCAATGGTCTGTGGGTCGGCGGCAAGAACCCGTATGCGCTGATCAACAAGTTCAAGCGGGAGGGAATGAAGCCCGGCGTGTCTGACATCCTGTATCTGCAGCCGCGCGGAGAGTACGCCTATCTCGCCATCGAGTTGAAGGCGCTGGATAAGCGGAACGACGCCGACGCCGTGTCTCCCGAGCAATCCCGTTTTCTGGAGGCTGTGAACGCTTCTGGTGGTCTGGGCGAAGTATGCTACGGCGCAGAAGAGGCAATGAGTATCTTTGCGCTTTATATGAGCATGGAGGCAAAGTGAACTGGACGCCGCCCAACTGGACACCGACCGATCAAGAACTGGAAAATGCGATCCGGGCAATGGCAGACGCCCTTCGCCAATTCGCAGACGCGTGCAACAAGTTGGTGATCGATTTTTTGAAAACAGCCAGGGCTATCAGCCGCCCATTGGACGTGCATGTGCGTCTGGCAGTTATTTTGAAAAGGATGCGCGGTCGTGAAATCCATCTTCGCCGATACCGCCGGCGTGGAGAGAGGATGCGCCGCAGGACATGAGACGTTTCTCCCCGCAATATCTTTTTTACATCTCCTCTCCCGCCTGGCGGCAACGACGTCAGCGCGCTCTCCGAAGGGCTGGACATCGATGCCAGCTTTGCGGAGAGACACGCCGGCTGCAAGTGCATCATGTTTCGTACAAGAACCTCGGGAATGAGCCCGATGAAGACCTGACCGTGCTTTGCTGGTATTGCCACTCATGGGCGACCTGGGCGATCAGACTGCGCCGTGCCTGGCGCTGGATCAGTCATCGGGCTGTGAAGTTGTATCGATAAGATTTCAGAAAGGACAGACATGTTCACCAAACCATCCCAACTGCTTGCTGCCATCGGATGGGCTTCTGTATTTGCAGAAGCCTGGGCGCTGCTCACCCGCAATATTCCAGCCGACGCGCTTTCGTGGGGTATGTGGGTTTTCTTCCTGATCATAGCGGTTCTGGCATCTGTAATATCGATGTCGAAAAACTGAATATTGACAAACCATTTGATTTGAATATAATAGCCGCCAGAGAAACCCAGGGTGCCCCCCTCACCCTGGGTTTCTCTATTTAATTTTCAAAAAAAAAGACCCCTTCTCGGCTTTCAGACCGTGTGCGCACATGGTCACGGCTTGCAAGGGGTCTTTGCCTTCTACGCTCCGGCAGCGGGTTTTTATGACGCCGTGACCTTCGGCTTTTCACCTTCCCCGGTTTGTTTTGAGACGGTTCGCGCGCAAGGTGGATAAGTTTCTCCGTCTTTATGAGCTCATCCATATAACTGTTCGCGCTCGAAAAAGTAAGGCTTGTGGATAATAGAATTTCTGTGCTACAATGCCGCATCCCGAAAGAGCCATCCTGATGACTCTTTATCATCGCAGCCCACATCACAGAAAGGGATACTTATGCCAAAAGCCAAAAAGATTATTTGGTTGAATCGTATTGTTTCACATGGGGAGAAGCCGGCGAAAGACTTTCTTGCAAATCCATACAATTTCCGCATTCATACCGCCATGCAGGAACGCGCCTTGCAAGGGTCTCTTGACACGCTTGGATGGATCGATGAGGTGATCGAGAACGTGCGTACCGGTCACCTCATCGACGGTCATGACCGCATCATTCTTGCCATGAGAAAGGGCGAGGACACGCAGGTCCCGTATAAGCAGGTGGACCTGAATCCCGAGGAGGAATACCAGGCGCTGCTCATGCTGGACCCGATCGCGGCGATGGCTCAGACGGATAACGAGAGGCTGGAAGAACTGCTCGCTTTGACGAACACGGACGACCAGAATGTGATGGAGTTCCTCGCCGGTCTCGCACAAAAGAACAATGTCATCCCGCCTGAATTCAGGGAGTACGACGAAGGGGTTGCAAGCGAAGTGGAGATGATTTCATGCCCCAAGTGCGGTCACGCCTTTCCAAAGTAGCCGACTATCCGCAATGGCTGGAAGCCTGCTGGCAGGACCATCTTCGAAGGAAGAAAAAGGACGCGCCGACCGTGATCTCGACGTTCGCGGGATGCGGCGGGTCATCCCTCGGTTATTCGATGGCTGGTTTTCATGAGCTGCTGGCAGTGGAGTGGGATAAGAATGCGTCGGAAACGTTCCGCTTGAATTTTCCTAATGTGCCGGTGTATCAGGGCGACATTTCCAAATTGACGGTGAAGGAAGTGCTGCGCCTTACGAACCTGAAACCTGGGGAGTTGGATGTGTTCGACGGGTCGCCTCCATGCCAGGGATTTTCAACTGCCGGCAAGCGCATGCTGGATGATCCGCGCAACCAGTTGTTCCGGGAATTCACGCGGCTGCTGAAAGGTCTGAAACCGAGGGTCTTCGTGATGGAGAACGTAAGCGGCATGGTGAAAGGCAAGATGAAGTTGATCTTTGCCGAGATCATTCGTGAACTTCGGGCATGCGGATACCAGGTCAGCGCGCGTCTTCTGGACGCCAGGTACTTCGGCGTGCCACAGGGACGCCAGCGCATGATCTTCATCGGAGTACGCAAGGATTTGAAGATCCCACCATCACACCCTAAGGCTGAGACGCTGCCGACGATTGCGATCGAGGCAATCGGAGATCTGCCGACCGACGATCTGCTCATTTTGGAAAAGCCTGAGTTGATCGAACTCTGGAACCGATGCCAGCCTGGGAAGTCGTTTTCGACCGTGCACCCCAAAGGCAATTATTTCAATACGCAGAAGGCTTCTCCCTATCGGGTTTTCCCAACAATCACAAAGACAACGCTGGGCAAATCAGGATCGGGTATCTGCCACTGGGAAAAGCCTGGTCTGCTAAGCATCCCGATGTTGAAACGGGCAGGTTCATTCCCTGCTGATTTTCAGTTCATCGGGGAGTTCAAGGACCAGTGGGCACGCATCGGGAACTCCGTGCCGCCGTTGATGATGCGCGCACTGGCGCTGCATATCCGCAGCGAAATCCTTGGCAAGGTTGTGAATTAAGGTCGTGAAAAATGAGCTCTACTTCACAACAGATAAAAGCCTTGGACAAGCATACCCAGGCTTTGAAACTCCGCCAGGCAGGGACATCGTACGACGATATTGCCAGGGTGCTTGGATACAAGTCGGCTTCCGGGGCATACAATGCGATCAAATCGGCTTTGAAGAAGACACTGCAAGAGCCAGCCGGCGACTTGCGCATCCTTGAATTGAACCGGCTGGACGAGGCATTGAAAGCGATCTGGCCGGATGTGAAAAAAGGCAGTCTGTTCGCGATAGACCGCTTCTTGAAGATCAGCGAGCGGCGTTCAAGGCTGCTGGGGCTGGATGCCAAGACGGAGATCAGCCTGCAAGGCGAGATCATGGCTGGCAACATCAACGTGATCCGGGATAAACGCTGGGAGTCTGTAAAGGAGCAGCTGGCAGGGATCCTTGATGAATAAAGTCCTATAGTCTTTTTCTGATAAACTAACAGACGAGCCTATAGGATGAGTCCATGACAGGATCAGGATTTTCGAATGTTGAACTACCCGACCCCGCCAAGCGCGGCGCCAAGAGTACCCGCAAGGGCAAAAAGTCCGTTGCGTGGCAGGATGATCCGGAGATCCTGAAACGTCTGGCGCTGGTGGCGGAGCTCATGCTGGACGGAAAACCTGCATGGGAGATCGCCAAGGATCGCAAGGTCTCACTGGCGACGGCAAAGCGCGACATCCGCAGGGTTCGCGATCTTTGGAAAGCCGCAGCTCTGGAAAAGTTGGAAAGTCTCATGGGAGACAGCCTGGCAACATACACGCGGGTTCAGGCTGCCGCCTGGAAAAAGACCATCGAGAACCCCGACAAAGCAGACCAGTATTTGAAGGTCATCCTGCAAGCGCAGGAACGCGTGGACAAAATGGCTGGGATCGGAAAGCCGGAAACGCTGAACGTGAATTTGAGCGGTGAAGTGGAAGTAAAGAAGGACATCGAGCAGATCAGAAATGAGCGATGGGAGCAGGTCAAGGATATGATCGTGGAAGCATTGAAACCATGACCATGAACAATACAGATGAATTAAGCCAAGACAAGAAACCGATCTTTGTCGATGAGTGCATCCGGCAGGAAATCCTTGAGATCGCGGGCTACCTGATGGAGATCCGGAACAGGACAGGATGGGGCACTGTAACAGTTACCATGCGGGATGGCGACGTGCATGAGATCGATCTCCATGTAAAAATCCGCCCGAAAGTAGAAAAGAAAAAGACGTAGTGATATAATTTTTCCGACGAATAGCTTCGCGAAATAACACAGCCCGACCGAGACACAGACTTCCGGGGCAGTGAACCCTTTTCAGGGTTTGCTGCCCCGGTTCTATTTAAACCCAAAAGGAGTAACCCATGCATCGCTCGACCAAGTTTCTGTTCGTTTTTCTCCTGCTTGCCGTACTGGCATTCACGCCCATGACCGCAACCTATGCGGCTCAGGAAGTCGTTCCTGCCACGCAGGAGGCTGATCTCCCGTCACTTCCCGATCTGTTCGAGACCGGAAAGAACCTCGCCGGCATCGCGTTCCTGTTCGCCGCGCTGATCAACGTCGGCAAGCAGGTAAAGCCTGATTGGTTCCCGGACGGCTCCGCCAGCGCCTGGACCCTCGTCACCCAGACCATCACAACTGTTCTTCTGGTCGGTTTGCAGCTTACCAACCGCGCCGACCTGATCCCGGTTATTGATGAAAATGCCGGTCTTGCCGCCACCATTCTCACAAGTTTCATTGCGCTTGCCTACAATCTGCTCGTGGCGCGCAAGTGGCATGAAAGCGTTCTGGCTGGATTGCCCGGTATCGGATTCTCGAACTCCGGACGCAAAGCCGGTGAGGGCGTCATGGTGGAAGTCTCGGATATCAAGCCGGATTTCAGCGGTTTCACCGAGAGCGGCTAGTAGAGAATTTGATTGGATATATCGGGGTGCGCGGTTAAAATCCGCGCACCCTGCGCACCCCGCGGACCCGAATCATGCAATGGTCACCCGAGCAGATCCTACAGCTTACTGAATATATTCTTGGTTTTTTTGCAACCAGCCTTTTGACCATTGGCGGTTGGTTTGTCGTCTCTAAGCTCAACCGGGCGAACACAGAAAAGGCGAAGGCGGAGGCGATCAACATCTATCGCAAGATGCTGGATGAAGCCGCCGAGCGCGAGAAGAAGTTGTACGACAAGTTGTATGCGCTCGAGAGAGAGATGGAGAAGCTGATCATTTCGGTGGAAGAAAAGAACCAGGAGAACGCTACCCTAAAACGAAAGGTGGCGGAGTTATCAGTGCAGGCGGATACCCAGGCGCTCAAGATCATCGAACTGGAAAGCGAACTGCATTCCCTGCGAATAAACCGAAATATGAAATAATGTGCTCTCTCCCACCCTTGCTTTTCTTATCGAGTATCTGAATCTCCCGGAGGCGGTCGGCGATCCCGATGCCAGCTGGGAGACGTTTCAGTTAAAGCACCTTAATAATACATCCTTGCTTGCGATCGAACTGAAGGCGCGCCAGGTCGGCTGGTCATGGCTGGCATCGGCGGAAGCGGTTGCGTCCGCCAGTATGAATCCGCGCACGCCGCATATCTTTGTCTCGATCAACCAGGAGGAGGCTGCGGAAAAGATCCGGTATGCCAAACAGGTGATCGAGGCGCTCGATACGGAGGCGAGACCGAAGTTGATCAAGGACAATGCCTACGAACTGGAATTTCAGAACGGTAGCCGCCTGCTCTCTCATCCCTGCCGACCAGTTCGCGGGAAGGCAAAGGCTCACATCTATCTGGATGAGTTTGCACATTATCCCAGCGACAAGGAAATCTACCAGTCGGCGCTGCCCGCCATCACCAAGGGCGGATTCGTCCGCATTGGTTCATCGCCCCTTGGCGCGCGCGGGACCTTTTGGGAGATCTACACGGAGGCGCTGCGCAAGTATCCAGGCTATGCCAGGGCTTCGATCCCCTGGTGGAGCGTTGGCGCAATGAGCCGGGACGTAAAGACAGCAAATCAGTTGGCATCCGCCATGACAACGGATGAACGGGTGAGGGGATTTGGAACAGAGCGTCTTCGGCAGATTTACGAGAATATGCCGTTGGAGGATTTCCAGCAAGAATATGAATGCGCCTGGCTGGATGAGGCGGTTTCGTGGATCGACTGGGAACTGATCAAGCGCAATCAATTGCTGGCACAGCAGGAGAAACTCCTGTACTTCCGTGCCAAAGGCGTTGACCAGGCATTGCAGACCATAAACAACGTTGCCCGCGCGGTGGTGGATTCGAAGATCGAGCAGGCATTTGTCGGCGGAATGGACATCGGACGAACACGTGATACGACCGAGATCATACTGCTCGGAAAAGACTCATACGTGAACCAATTGCCTTATCGTTTCCACGTCACATTGGAACGCGTGGAGTTCGAGGAGCAAAAAGCCGTTGCGTCCCGCATGTTGAACACACTCCCAATCATACGCTTCCTGATCGACCGCAACGGGATCGGAATGCAGATGGCGGAGAAACTATCCGCCGAGCACCCGAACGCCGAAGGCGTGACGTTTACGAACGAGACAAAGGAACTCTGGGCTGTGGAGGCAAAACTGCGGGCGCAGCGGGGCGAAGTTCCGATCCCGCTCGATCGCGATCTCTCTTATCAGATCCACTCGATAAGGCGAAAGGTCACGGCGGCGAAGAACTCGGTGTATGACACGGCTGAAAACGAGAAGCATCATGCCGACATGTTCTGGGCGTGGGCTCTGGCGATCTGGGCTGGCAAGGATGATGGCATGACCACAACGGTATTGAGCGATAACCCGCTTTCAGGGTATCGCGGAACAACGTAGAGGAAACATGAACGATAATTTCTTTACACGACTATGGAGTGCTACGATGGCAGGATACAAGGCTTTTCAAGAGCGCATGATGGGCGTGAATTTGCTGGATGACAGCAACTTTACGGATTTCGAGGCGCGCAAACTCCGCTATGCGATCATGTGGGCAATGTATGAAAATAATGCCTACTCCAAGATACACCTGTTCTCTCAAAAATATAAATCTGATTATGGGATGTATCGTCATACGCGCGGCGTCTACAATCCCGCCTATCGTTTGGGCGAATTCTGGAAGGGACACCTGCTCGGCGGCAAGCTCGACAAGGATGCAGGAGATGGATCGGAGACGCGGTCGGCGCTTCCGATCATCACGGAGAATGACATGCTGCGCCGAGCCATTTCGCAGATATGGAGATGGTCGAATTGGCAGATCAAAAAGGATGTTCTGTCACTTTGGACACCAATCATGGGGGATGGTGTGATCAAGATCATGGACAAGCCGGATGAAGGGCGGGTTTATTTGAAACCCATCCAACCGTCCGTGCTGGCGGAATTGACGCTCGATTCACGTGGGAACGTAAAGGGGTATGTGATCGAGGAAATGCGCCAAGACCCACGTCCCGGACGCGGCGACGGAAAGGTCTTGTATCGCGAGATCGCGTTCCGTGAAAAGGGTGACGATAACGTCTATTATCAAACCTATCTCAACGACAAGCTGTATGCCTGGGATGACGACAGCGCAGAATGGAGAGTGCCTTACGGCTTTGTTCCGATGGTCGTGCTGCAGCACAATGATGTTGGACTTGATTGGGGCTTCTCGGAGTTGTTGTCCGGTCTGCCAAAGTTCCGCGAGGTGGATGACTTGGCAAGCAAACTATCAGACCAGGTACGCAAGTATGTCGATCCGCCCTTCCTGTTCTCGGGCGTCAACAAGCCGACCAGACAGCCCAAGGTGCAAGGAGAGGAAAGCACCAGTGGTAATCCCCAACCAAGCCGGGAGGAAGTACCTGCCTTGTATGGTCCGGCTGGCTCAGATGCAAAAGCCCTGGTAGCCGATATTTCCATTGCAGATGCCGCAAGTTATATCAAGGACATCCTTTCCGACATCGAGCGGGATTATCCCGAACTCAATGCGGACATGCACAATGTGAAAGGCGAGATCAGCGGGAGGGCGCTGCGTATCAACCGCGGACCCGCAGAGGACAAGGTCTTGCAGCGCCGCCCGAACTATGACGATGCCCTTGTCCGCGCGCAACAAATGGCAATGTCCATCGGCGGCTGGCGCGGGTACGACGGTTTCGATGGAATCACACTGGAAAGTTATTACGCGGGCGCGCTGGATCACACCATTGGAGACCGGCCGGTCTTCAGCAAAGACCCGATGGATGACCTGGAACGCGATAAGGAATTCTGGACGGTGGCAAAGGCAGCCAAATCGTTCGGCATTCCTATGCTGGTTTATTTGGAACAGCAGGGATGGACCGAAGATCAAATCGCCAAGGTGAAAAACTCTCCCGAGTATCAAGCACACATGGCGGCATTGGAATCAGCCATGGAGGGAAGCCGGCTTCCGCCGCAGACCAATCGATTTGGGCGCCGGCAGAATGACCAATAATACGGTTCGTGAGACAGAATGCCTAATCCGTTGAAACAATCCGTCCGCTCGGGCGTCAAGGCGAATGACACCATCGGCGACCTGATCGCAGACGTCGGGACTCGCGCGCATCCGCGCGGGTTCGTGACGACCGCCTTCCGGAATACAAGGCGGGCATTACAGTCCGCATTGCAGGAGCACATCCCGCTGGCAGCAGTTGATGATGTAATGCTCCAGTTCCGGGAAACCGTGCGTAGGGAGACCGCGGCGATCTTCTCGAAGGCGCAGGAAGCCGGCGCGGAGGAAAGCGCGCGTCAGATGCGTTTTTATGGGATCGTGTCTCCCGATCCGGCGCAAGTTTCTATGATGTTATCTGAAAAATCCCAAAGCGCTTTGGATGCTGTGCTTGCGGACGTGGATAAAAAGCGGGCTGGAATTCGGACGATGGTGTTGATGAATTCGGACGACGAGGAGATACTCGGCGATGACGATCGTTCGGGCTTCCTTGGTTCCGGCGGAGAGCTTGGCGGGTTGATCGTGTTCTGGATGACCGGCTTGCTTTGGGATGCCTTCGATTGGTGGACCGGCTATTATTCCGGCGGTTTGGATTTTCAGAAGCAGGCAGTGGCAGCCTTGGATATGCGGACAACGGATTGCTGTCTGCGGGTACATGGGCAGGTTCAGCCAATGCACAAACCGTTCTGGCTGACTGGTACTCCCCGCTTTGCCGATTATGTGGACTGGCCGGGTTTTCATTGGTATTGCCGGACTTCGGGAGTGTTGTATCTGGCTGAGTTCGATGATGGCATCACCGCAAAGATGCAGGACGGAGCGCGTTATTTTCTTGATCAGCGCGCCAAAGGAAATTCTCCCGACCGCGACCCTGCAAATGCGTTTTAATTGACAAACAGAATATTTGTGCTATCATAGCCAAGTCAACTAAATACGCCCGACCGAGACACAGACTTCCGGGGCAGTGAACCTTTTTCAGGGTTCGCTGCCCCGGTTTTGCGTTAAAGCGGGAATCTCACACGGACGCCTGCGGAAACAGGCGGGAAGGAAAATTCGACCATGTTTTCTTACATAACTCGTCAACCCATTTTTGTCTTTGGACCGGATGAAGGCGGAGGCTCTTCCACTGCTGAAACCGAGGAAGAAGGCGATGACACACCTGAAGGCGAGGGTAACGCCGGAGACGACGAGAAAAAGAAACGGCAAGCCGAACTGAACAAAAAGTTTGCCGAACGCGCCAAGCGCGCCGAGGAAGCTGAACGCAAGCGATTGTGGGAAGCCCTGGGCGTAAAGGACCAGGAAGAGTTCGACGCTTACGTGAAGGCGAAGAAGGAAGCCGAGGACGCGCAGAAGTCCGCGCTTGATAAGGCGCAGGACGAAGCGAAGAAGGCGCAGGAGAAGGCTGACAAGCTGGAAACCGACCATAAAACCGCGATGGAAGCGATGCAGAAACGCATCATCCACACGGAGATCAAGGTCGCAGCCGGCAGGGAAGCCAAGAGCGATGATGGCAAGGTTGTCCGCCCCGCATTCCGCGAGGATGCGCTCGACGCTGTTGTCATTCTGCTCGAAGCGAGCGGGTCGAATATCACGATGGATGAGGACGGCAAGGTCACAGGTGTTCCAGAAGCGCTCAACGCTCTGGCAAAAGCCAAACCGTTCCTGCTTGAAGAAGGCAGGATGACCAATACCGAAAAGTTCAAGGGTACGCCCCCTGAGCAAAAGACCAAATCCAAATTCAAGTCGTCCGGCTCGCGCCGTCGTGAAGACGACGAGGACGATAAACCAATTTTTGAATCACTCTAACTCTAAGGAGTAAACCATGACCGTTGTTGCTCTTGATAGCACCCGTAATTTGAACGTGGTCTTCGCCGAGACCGCAGAGATCCGCGATTTTCGCATCGCGGAGGAACTGGAAGTCGGCGATGTTGTGTATGTGAATTCCGCCGGCAAAGCCGCCAAGGCGGATGCAAATGATACAGGCAAGGAGCAGGCGCGCGGCATCGTTGTGAAGCGCCAGGGAAACACCGTTTCTGTCATGAAGCGCGGTTACCTGGGAGGCTTCGACATTTCCGGGCTTGCCTATGATGCCCAGGTCTTCCTGAGCGATACCGTTGGAAAACTCGACACCGCGGCTGGGACCGTTCCGGTTCCGTGCGGGCGTGTTTCGGTTTTTACCAACGACAGCCTGACCAAGATCCTTTATGTCGAATTCGACTGGATCACCCAGTTCGTTGAGCCTGAAGGCGAAGGAGAATAACCATGCCAGCACCTACCACAATCGCCGGTATCCTGGACATCGATGACGCTGACAGTGTTCTTGTCAATGAAGTCGGTCAGGAAACCGTTTTTCAAGCGATCAACGAATACAGCGCCCGCCTGAACGAAAGTCTCAACCGTATCACCGGTCTTTTCGTGGAAACCACCACGACCAAGCACCAATGGACCTACAGACTGCCGGGCAACCGCGAATTGCAGACGCAGGGCGGTATGGCTCGCGCTGCCGAGCAGAAGTTCAAAGCCGAATACATGGTGGCGCTGCCCATCTTCCAATTCGGCGACGCGCTCGGCGGTTCGTTTGTTGAGATGGCATACACGTCCATTGCAGATGTGGACCGCCAAGTTGTTGAGATTGGCAACGCTGCCCGCAGGACCCTGCGCAAGGAGATCCTCAAGGCGCTCTTTAATAACACCGCCTACAACTACGATGACATCGTCAACGGCACGCTCAGTATCAAAACGCTTGCCAACCAAGACGGGACATATTATCCGCCCCTGCCCGGCGCCGATGATCTCGCCGAAGCACAGCACTATGGCGAGGCGGGTTATGCCGTTTCCGGCATCAGCGATTCCAATGACCCGATCAAGTGGCATGCCGACAAGCTGGTCGCCCGCTATCCCGATGAAGTGGACGGGCTGGTCTTCATTTCCACCGACATGGTCGCCAAGGTCTCAGGGCTTGCTCTGTTCGAGGAAGTCAACGATCCGCGCATCGTCCCCGGCGGTCTTTCGGATCGCCTGGTTGGCATTCCCGACGGCGTCCCCGGCAAGGTAATCGGTCGTATGCATGGGGTTTGGGTCGTAAAGTGGGCTGATCTGCCGGCGACCTACTCGCTGAGCCTCGCGCCCTCGTACGAGAAGCCGCTGCAAAAGCGCATCGATCCGCCTTCGACCGGTCTCCCCTCCGATCTACGCCTGATCAAACAGTCCGATCTGTTCCCGCTCGAAAAGAGTGAATGGATGTGGCGCTTCGGCATGGGCGTTGTCAACCGTCTGAACGGCTTCATCCTTGAAGTCGCCAATGGCGGCACATACAGCGTGCCTGCAAGCCTGGCGCGCTAAGGCGGTGAAACATGGCATCCAAAGCAGCACTTGCCCTGCGTGAAGTCCGTGTGCTCGAGAGTATCGACAACCGGCTGGCACGCATCGAGGCGAAACTGGGGATCGTCTCCGAGCCCGAATCGGCTGATGCCGAACAGGCTGATGCCGAACAGGCTGATGCCGAACCGGCTCCCACCTCTGAAGCGCAACCGGAAGCAGTCGTTGAAGCTGAAGGTAATTCCGAAACGGCTGAGCCCGAAGTGGCTCCCGCCCGCCGCGGAAAGAAGCAATAAGACACGGGCGGGAGACAACTCCCGCCCAGTTTTTGTAGATTTATCTGGATAACGCCAAATGACCATTACTCGCGCAGATGTTGAAGCCGAACTGGTATCCCGCCAAAAGAGCAGAATGGAAGCGGTCAATATGTCGCTGTTATTCAGCGGATCGAACCTGGACTTGAACAGTTCCATCGGTTATGCCGTGCGTCAGTGCGGCGGCACGGTCGCGTCGTTGTCTTCCGTATCGAACAGCGATCTTGCGACGGTGACCGATGATCTTGACAAGCTGATTGACATAGCAGAGTACAGGCTTCTTTTGAGCATCAAAGGGCGCTGGGGTCGGCATGACATTACCGCCGGACAGTTGACCGAGAAGCTCTCGCAATTCGCGGATGATCTGGATAGTGACATCGACCGTAAGCGTAGTGAGCTTGCGGAATTGTACGGATTTGGAAGTGGATTGCTCGAGGCAGGCACAATCTCACTTAATTTCGCGGAGAAGTATGAATCCTAGCCGCCGCCACATGGCGACCAAGACCTGCGACATCAAGCGCGTCGCGCTCGATGCGAGCACGGGCACCACGGCGTTACCTGCGGCACACCTGACCGGTGTGCCCTGCACGCCGCTGATGTCACTCGATGAGTCGTCCGTGGTGAGCTCGATCCGCCCGCAACCGCTTTCCGGCGCGATGATCAACCGCAAACAGGTGATGGTCTTCGAAACGTACGACATCGAAAAGGGCGACACGCTCGTCCTGGACGGGGTCGAATATCCGATCACCGAAGCAAATCTGTGGGGCATCAGCGATCCGTTCTTGGTGCTGATTGTGAATGAAGTCCAGGCGAATGTCGAGCCGGATTCGCTGTTCGTGAGGTAGGCGTGAATTTTCGATTCGATATCAAAGGACTTCAGGAAGCACAACGGCACAATGCGCAGATGATCCGCGCGTTGAGAACCGGCGGACCTCTGGGAGAGGGCGTGCGCGCTGCCGGCGCTTATTTGCACAGCCGTGCCACGATCGTTACGCACGTGGATACCGGAGCGCTGCGCGCCAGCCATCGCATGATCTACCGCCAGTTCTTCGGTTCGCCGTCGTTGGAGATCAGCATCGACAAAGGCGCAATGAACCCAAGGTCGCGCGCACGCACTGCGGTTTATGGTCCGGCGGAACACGCGCGAGGCGGAAGTCATGCTTTTTATGAACGCACCTACCGTGAGCATGGTGACCGCGCAGCAGCCATCGGAATGGCTTCTGCGCTACGGAGTATTCCGTGACCCTGCCTGACCTATTAATCGCCGACCGCGGCGTGTATCGCAAACGACTGGCAGGGTTTCTCGCGCGGGTCACAACCGTACCAAAAGTGGTACTGCCCTACATGCCGGCGATCACGAAACTGCAATCACCAATGGTGGCAGTCACCAGCGCGCCGACGGACCGCAAGCGCATGTCGCCCGTGCTGTATGACAACAGTTTTGCCTTTTCGGTTCGGCTGGTGACACTGTACTCCCTGCAAAGCGACACGGCATGGACGCCTGAAATGGCGGAAGACATGCTCGACCGGCTGGAATTGGAAATATCCCGCGCGCTGCTGCTGGCGGATATGCAATCGGAAGCGAACGAATGGATGTCCGTTTCGCGCCAGGGCGAAAGCCAGTTCGACATGCTGAACGACAGCGGCGCTTATTACCTGACCGAGACCATCCCGGTCATTATGGAGGTTGACGATGGCTAGAAAACAATATGAATACGAAGAAGAACTTCCGACCGAAGCTGAAGAAGAAGCCCCGGTCGTGAACGAAGAACCCGAGATCGTTGCGGCTCCGGAAACTGATCTGTATCTCATGATCGGTGAAACCGGATCGATTTATCTGTTGGAATCCGGCGTTTATCCGGAGAAGGGCGAGACCCTTACATTGACCCCCAGCCAGGCTCAAAAGCTGCTGGCGGATGGACTGGTTCAACGGATAACCGCTGAACCTGAATAAATCAAACGAGGTGTAACTATGGCTGAAATTACAGTTCAAAACATTGCGATCAGCGGGCTCGAAGAGACATTTGCTTCGGCTGCCGGCGGAGGCGACACATTCAAAAACGATGGTCGCACATTCTTCCACGTCAAGAACGGCTCCGGCGGAAACATCACGCTGACCTTCACCACCCCCGGAAAGATCGGCGGCGTGGATATTGCAAACCCGGAAGTGGTCTGCGATGCCGGCGAGGAGAGGCTGATCGGTCCCTTCGAACCTTCGATATTCAACAATGCCAGCGGCTTGGTTGCCGTTGGATATAGCGGTGTGACGTCGCTCACTGTGGCGGCTGTCCGCCTTCCGTAAGGAGTGAACGATGACAACTGGATTGACTTTTCGTAATGCAAAGATCGAGATCTCCGTTGACGGAGGCGCGAACTGGATCAACACCAGCGGTGTGACCAACGCGCTTAACGTTTCGGGTGGAGACCGTGAGATTGGTACGTTTTTCGATGCATCCAACGATACCCCCACTCTTGGCGCAGGAAAGCGCGGTGAGCTCGAGATCATGGTGAGGGTGAAATACTCTGAAACAGGGGGCGAGGCTTATACCGTCCTCGGCGATGCTTACGAGAACGCGACCGAGACAATGATCCGTTATTCGCCCCGCGGCGGAGCCAGCGGGCAGCGCCTCTACACATCCGATGCGGGGTACGTGAAGACCCATCCGTATCCCGGACAGGAAGTTGAAAGCGGCGATCCGCTGCGCAGTGAGTTCACCATTGTGGTGAGCAAGCTGACCAAGTCCACGATCACATAGGGAGCGCGTCATGCCGCGAATTACGAACAAGCGCATCGAGACGCCCAAATTGCAGGGCGAAGGCTCCTATGTGGTTTTCCGCCGAATCTTACATGGTGCGGCGCAGAAAGCCAGGCGCTTCATCATGTTTGGTGATGTGCGCGAGCGCGCCGACCTGACGGTGGAGCAGATCGATGAGATGCTGAAAGAGGAAGCCGACCTGACGTTGGAGCTTGTCCTCAATGGCGTTCTCGATTGGAACTGGCAGGACGAGAACGGCAACCCGCTGCCGCTTCCGAAAAATAGCGATGACCTGGACAAGATGACAGCGGAAGAAGTTCAGTTCATTTTGACCTGCTGTGCCGGCAATTATCCGAACGCGGGAGACGAAGCAAAAAACTAGAGGAGCGGGTTCTGGACCACATCTTGTATGGAGGTGAACAGAACCCGCCTCCTCCGGAATGGATCGATTACATCCTGCAAACGAACATTTATGTCGGAATGCATCCGGATGAGATCGCGGAACTGGACGAGGAGGATGTCCAGAAGATGCTGCTGATGTACCAGATCGCCCAGCAGAACCAAGGAAAGAAGTAGATGGCAGGAAAAGAATACCGCCTGAGTATCATCGTGACCGGCAGGGACGCCGGAGCCAGTTCCATGCTTGGCGGCATTGGAAATTCTTTGCGTTCCATCGGCACGATCGCGGGCGGGATCTTGACCAGCCAGTTGTTCATGAGCATCGGACGCGGGATCGGCAATATGGCGCGCGAAGCCATCGGCGCGACAGGTGAGATCCAAAAGATGAACATGATGCTTACCACGCTTCAAGCGCGTGAGCTTATCAAAAGCGGCGATTTTACCGACATGAACGAAGCGCTCAAGGCATCAGCTCCGCTTGCGGCTGCGACCATGAAGGAATTGGAGCGCATTGCAGTTCTATCCCCCTACCAGTTGGAAAATGTGAATAGCACGTACCGTCTGGCGATGGCATTCGGCTATACGTCGAAGGAAGCCACGAAGTTCACCCAGGCGACCTTGAACATGGCGGCAGGCATCGGCGCGGAGGGCGAGATGCTCGACCGTATGTCGTACAACCTGGCGCAGGTACGTTTGCAGGGGAAAGTGACTGCGTTGGACATGCGCCAGCTTGCGATGGCTGGTTTTGACCTGGGTGACGTGTTGAAGTATGTCGGCAAACAGATGGGTGTCAACGTCGAAGATCATAATGATTTCAACAAGGCAATCGCCGAGGGGAAGATCACCTGGGAGGATTTCACGAACCATTACGCCGAGTATGCCGAAAAGAACTTCGGCGGCGCGTCGGAGCGCATGAGCCGCACACTGGTCGGCTTGAAAAGTACGTTCAAGGATGTCTTCGCGCTTTCGATGCCGAAGATCCTGGGTCCTGCCGTGGAAGTTGTGACCGGCTACCTGAACGGTTTACTAGATAAATTCATAGGTTTGCGTGACAGCGGAGCGCTGGAAGCCGTTGGCGAAAAACTTGGAATATTCGCAGAGAATGCGATCAAGACGGTGGACAAGCTGCTTGTATGGTTCGATAAGGGGCGCTGGGGAAAGATCGCCGAATTCTTCGGGGGAGGCTTCGTGGATCTTACCGCGTCGTTCCGCGATTCCATCGACAATGTGAACTGGGGCGAACTCAGTGATCGGTTGATCAGCGGCATCCAGAGCATTAATTGGGAAAAACTTGGTTTGAATGTGCGCGAAGGGTTTCGCAACATTTTTGAGGGATTGGGGATCGTAGCTGATGAAGTGGACTGGGAAGGCATCTTTTCTTCCGCCGGCACCGGATTCATGGATTTCATGGGCGGATTGACCGCTACAGGCGATTTTGAAACGTTCAAGGAGACCTGGGCATTCAATATCACGAGCGCGATGGAGTTCGTAAAAAACAGGCTTGTTCAGGAAGCGGCAGCGATGGGCGGCATTCTGACACTTGCCATGACAAGCCCGTTTGCAAGCCTGGGCGCATCGGTCGGCGGGCTGTTGGGTGGGATGGTCTACATGATGAGGGCAAAAGCTGTTGAGATGGCGGCTTCGTTCACGTCACAGTTTACGGCAATGGGAGCCAACCTTTCAGCGATCTTCCAGCAGAAACGGGCGGAGGTGATCGCAAGTCTTTCTTCCTGGGTGAGCGATCTTGCTCGTATTGGCATGATGATCGTCAATGCGTTCACATCACCATTTACGAATATTGGCGGGACGCTGAGGTCCGCGCTCAATTCGGCGATGGGCGGGATCGTCGCAAGCTTATCCGCATGGGTCGGTCAGATCAATGCGGTCCTTTCGCAGATCGGCAGCGGACTGAGTGGTCTGATGGGTGGCGGGCTTGGCGGGATACTGGGCGGCTCTTCCGAGAAACCAAAACCAAAACCGAATAATCCATTCGGCTCTTCCGGTCTTTCCGGCGGAATGCAATCGTTCAGTGGAGGCGGGATCGCAACTGGTCCATTGAGCGGGTATCAGGCATTGCTGCACGGGACGGAAGCGGTGATCCCCTTAAGTGGCGGCGGCATTCCGGTACAGCTGCTTCCATCTCAAGCGGGCGGCGGAAATATCAATATCCAGTTGGTCTATGCGCCTGGAATCTCGACCGCTTCGCGGCGCGAGTTCGAGGATGAACTTGCTCCGTTCGTGCGCGAAGGAGTTCGTTCGGAATTCCAAAAGAGGGGTCTGTAATGCCTGGATTGTATGGTGAGCACAAACTGGGCAGCATCACCTATGGGTCTGATACGATCAATCAGACCCTTTTTGGGTTGAGTGTTGATTGGGAACGGAACGGTTTTTTCTCCGGACGGAACGAGGCGCGAAGGCTGGATAGTTTCACGATCCGGCGCGGGCGCAGGCATTATATCCGCACCAATGGAGATGGTTTTGAACAAGAGGACACCGGAACGCTGACGGTGAAAATCGCTGATCCTGAAATGGAATATGTGCCCTACAACACGTCGTCCCCGTTATACGGGAAGCTGCAATCAAACCGGCGCATGAATTTTACGGCATTGACACCCGACAATGTGAAGAGCAATGTTTTCACGGGTATCATTTCCGGAATAACCCCGACGAATGGGGTCATTCCGCGCGTAACACTGGACGCTGTGGATGGGTGGGAATTACTGAGAGGGAGAAAATCAAATATCACGGTTGAACTTCGAGAGGACGTGTTTGCCGATGAGATCATTCCGATCATTCTCGGGCGTGCCGGATGGCCGGAAGAGTGGGGCACGGACCTGAACGCGGGGCTGGATGTACAGCCGTACTGGTGGGTGAACCGCCAAAGCGCAGCGGATGCGATCTTCGATGTCATCCATTCTGAACTTGGTCGGGCGTGTATAAAAGCGGATGGAAAGCTATGGTTCAAGAACCGCTATTACATGGAGGAGCCAATGGAGACTCTGACAGATGCGGATTACATCTATGACAGCCTGGACGTGATGAGCCCGTGGCAGATCCAGCGCAACCTGGTGACCGTAGTAGTGCGCCCGCGAAAGATGTTGGACGAGGAAACCCTGTGGACCCTGCCGCAGGTGGTGCCGATCAACAATGGTCAATCGTATGAGTTCTTTCCGGACCTGATCTACAACGGCGAGGTCGTACCGGCGAAAGAGATCGGCGACCCGGTCCCGGATGCCAATACGCTGGAGGATGGGAGCGGCACGGATATTTCAAGCGGGATCACAGTGGTGAGGGAGGCACTTGGGAACAGCATCAAACTGACAGTCCGCAACCTGAGCGGACAGAACGGTTTTTTGCGGGCATTGCCCGTGTTGGGAAAACCGATCGTGAACGAATCACAGGTTCCGCTTCAAAAGAGCAATGTAGGCGAACGCGAGGACATTCTTGATTTCCGCCTGGATGTGCCGTGGATCCAGAATATTCAGCGCGCGGACGGGTTCAAGGATTTTCTTTTGGAATTCCTTTCCGCGCCAAAAAATTATGTAAGCCTGACGCTCAAACCTAACCAAAACCTGCAATACAAACTTGACCTTGGCAGGACCGTTCGGTTGACATCGGAGATCCTTGGTTGTGACAGCACGTTCTCGATAGCGCACATTGAACATAAGTACGAAAAGAAACGAAATTACACAATGACCACCCTGCTGCTCGAACCTGTGCCGGACGTTGGATCGTATTGGCGCTTCGGGATCTCGGCGTTCGGGTTTACTACTATTTTTGCTCCATAGGTGAAACATGATCCAACGAGACAATATCATTGCCCCCGCCAGGCTGCTGGCAAGAGACCATCACTTCAATTCGCATGCGGAATGGATCCGCAATTTTTCGGCACAAATGGAAAACCACGGAACGCTGGAACGCGCATGGAACGGCAAGGTGCGCGGGGATGTGATCCCGGCATGGATCGATTCCTCCCGCTGGGTGGCGACATGCCCATTTTGCGGGCGGCTCGAGGCGGTCGATCCGGACGAGAAGATATTCTTCTGCTTTAACTGCAATATGCTTGATAACGAATATGAAGCCATGCCGGTTGAGTTTCCCGACGAGCAGAAAATAAACACGATCATGGCGTTGTTGATGGAACGACCGATGAGGAGCATCGGCGGACCAACACAGTATGAACGAATCGCGAGAATGCAGCCGTTGATCGCGGTTGAAATAGGAGGGCGACGCTTTACGCTTGGGAGAACCTGGCACTGGTCGCAAAGCCTCGACGACCTGAAGGCGGAGCAGGATTCGCCAATCCGCTCGTTCATGGACAAGAAAAAGCGGGAGGAAAATAATGGCGTGGAATGAACATCCTAATGTAATCACCGGGCAGGTCTGGTCGGCAAGCGATCAGATGACCTATGTTGCGGGAAACCTGCAAACCTTGTTTGTGTACCAGGCGAAGGGCGATCTTGCCGTGGCAAGTTCTGGGACCGAATTAGCGCGGGTGGCGGTCGGAAGCAATGGAACGATCTGGGTCGCGGACAGCGATCAGGCTGCGGGAGTGCGCGCCGGGCAGCTGCCGATCGATCTGCCCATATCAAGCGCGATGCTGCCGATCTCCGGAGTGACACCGGCGGGGATCTCCCAAGTGGAGAGCAGCGCATCCAGCCCGAAGCCCAACTGGTTTCGCGCATCGTTCGGAAGCAGCGCCAATAGTTGGCTGATGTGGAAAAAGGCGTTGCCATCGGAAATGGGCGCAACTCCAAAGTTCCGGGTGCATGGGTACATGAACACGGCGACTAGTGGCAATATCGGATTTGGGGTCAGGATCGCGGCGCTGGGAGATGGGGATGCCGGCGTTACCGCCAAGGCGTTTGCCAATGCCAATACTGGCAGCGAAGCCGTGCCAGGTACGGCTGGAACAAAGTTCGTGCTGGACATCGATCTGGGGAACCTTGATTCGTGGCAAAAGGACGACGAGGTGATCATTGGCTTATACCGGGATACATCGGTGGGGAGCAATGCAAGCGGGATCTGCTATGTAACCCAATGCCAGGTGATCTATGGATAAGAGAATTATCTGCCTGTGCATGATTGCTGCATTGTTCGGTGTGGCTGTGACGACGGCCTTTTTTGCGACCATCGAAACTGTGATGCCAACAAACCACGATGCCGTACAAACGGAAACGCCGCAACCACTTCCAAGCGAGCCCACCAGCCGACCGCGCATGACCCCTGGGGAACCGCCGACTTACGCGCCGCCCTATGAATGGAATGATGCCTGATGTCTGTATTGTTCAACGCAAATCTGGAACGGGTCCAATTCGCTACAAACGGGCTATCTACTGTGGTTGGGCACACTCAACGCAGCTTGATGCTGTGGATCGTGCCGACCAACCAGCCATCGCAGGGAATGCTGGCCGGTCTTGCGCCGTTTGCAGCGGGGCAGGACGGGCAATTTATCTACGCAAATTTTGGCGGGTCAAGCGGACGCGTGGCGTATTTCGCGAATTGGAGCGGCAGCACGGCGGTCTGGTATCCGACATCGGCAACATTCTCGAGCGGCACATTGACCCATCTTGCGATCACATACAACGGGAGCAGTTCCGGTAATGCTCCAACGATCTACATCAATGGGTCGCCGGTCTCCGTGACCACTTCGACTGCGGCATCCGGGAGTTTGAATACCGGAACAAATTCCGCGTTTGTATTGGGGTCATCTTTCACCAATCATGCCAACAGCCTGGTTCATTCGTTCCTTTATTACAACCGGGTTTTGTCTGCGGATGAGGTGGTGCATGCGTATGAATCCAGGTTGTATGTGCCAAATTGGAACGGACTTGTTTTTGCGCCAAACCTGAACGGATGTGCAGGAAATGTGCATGACGGGGATGTGCTCGGCGCCGGAAATACAATGGTCGATATGGTGGGCGGCGTGATCGGAACCCCAGGTTCATCTCCCACATTTGCGAATAATACAGTTTTATCCATCGGAGGCGAATAGCATGGCAGTAAATATAAAAACAATTGTGGACGCATTTTTGACACGGGTAAATCATCAGGATTTCAACATTGCGGAGGATATTAATAATCTGCAAGCCGCGTTGAAGGAGCTTGCATATGCGACTCTTGCCCAGGGTGAATTTGCGAACACGCAGACCATGAGTGCGAACAAAACTCTGACTAATGACGACAGTGTGATGCAATTCCTGAACCCGAACACTGATAATCGGGATGTGATCTTGCCGGCTGTAGGAGCGACCAACCATCCTTTCCTGATCGTCAACACGAATGGTGGAAGCTACACGCTGACTGTGAAGACTGCCGGCGGTTCGGAAGTTGCAACCCTGCTGCCCGGAAAAAATTCTTTTTTTGTCAGCAATGGCGCGCAGTGGATCGTGCTTGCGGACGGGGCAGAGGGTGGCGGCGGTGGTGGGTTGACCAATTCCATAGCTGCTGTGACGACTGGTAATGTGACAGGCGTTCCGGGGACAAGGCACATTTTGGATGTGTCTGGGATGACGGCAAATCGGTATTTTGTTCTTCCTGCTGGCATGGCAGAAGATGAAATCGAATTGGTAATTTCAACGGAGGACGACACGTATTGCCTGATTGTGAAAGGCGATACGGGTATCACTATCAACGGAGGCAGCGCCGCAACCGAATGGGATAGAACACAGGCAAAGAATGACCGTGTACGTTTTGTTGCCACATCGTCAACCAACTGGCAGACTATTGGTGAGTTTGAATCTCGAAAAACCCTGCCATCGTTCGAGGCGCGGCAATCCACTCCACATTCGGTCAATAATACAACAAACACAGCGATTATTTGCAACATAGAAGACAAAGACACCGACGGCTATTACAACACAGCCAACGGAAGATTTACCCCATTGGTTGCTGGCACGTATGAGTTTCACGGCACTGCGGCTATCGTCAATATCGCGGACGCAAAAGAGGTTTGGATGGGATTTCGAAAAAATGGGACGATTGTCCGATGGGTTGGCATTGCCAACTCGTCTTTTGCAAATGCCGATCCAGGTGCGGGAGGAAGCCAGCGGTTTTACTTGGACGGAGTGGATGATTATGTCGAAATGATTATATGGCACAATCACGGCTCTGCACTTAATACGTATGATGGCGGAGATGACAACATTTGTCATTTCGGCGGTCATCGCGTTTCGCCGTTTGATATTTGCGGTGTGTAGTGGATGCGCTGAAATGACACCGGAGCGTTATCTGACGATCATGCTGTTGATCGCGGCGGCATGGGTGGTGCTGGACGAGGTGCTCGATCTGTGCCGGGGGCGGAAACATGACCCCCAGTAATAGATACGATTTCACGGACTTGCTGGAAAAGTCGCTGGAACTGATCGCCGAGGGGAAGGCGAAGACGATCACAGACCTTGCGCGCCTTTTGGGCATGAACCGCTCCTCGCTGAGGTCTGGATTCGAGCGGGAGTTTGGTTTTCAAGCCTTTGAGGACATCTCGAAGGGCGTTAAGAAGACCCAAGCGTTGATCGGGGATGAAAACACGGACGAACTGGAATTCGAAGTCGAGGGAAACGAGGGCGTGATCCGCTCGGTGGTGGTGCTCGACCAGATCAAGACCGTCGAGCATCTTATGCGCCTGACCGGGACAGACGGGGAGTTCGTAGTGCACAACCCGAAGGTGAAAAAATGGGACGTGGCGCTGAAGTTGAAGCAGGACAAAGACCACGAAATCGTGAAGGTCGTGCCAAGCATTTACATCGAAGCGCCATTGAGACGAAAAGTGCCCATCGCTTTCGAGCCGGTGATCTCCCCCATCCAGATCGATCTTCCAAAATTGCCCAAGGTGAAAAAGGCCAATAAAAAAAGCGTAAAGCGGGCACTGATCGTGAACGATCCGCAGATCGGTTTTCGACGAACACTGCACACGACCGAACTGATCCCCTTTCATGACCGGCGGGCGCTCGACCTGGCATTGCAAATATGCCAGGAGGAACAGATCGATCATATTGCGCTGGGCGGTGATTGGCTGGACCTGAGCGAGTGGTCAAACCGCTGGATGCCGGAACCGGAGTTCTATTGGACGACTCAGCCGGCATTATTGGAAACTTCGTGGTGGTTGACCCAGTTTCGTATGGCACAGCCGGGCGCGGAGGTCAAGATACTGGAAGGAAACCACGACCTGCGGATGCCGAACTTGATCGCGCAGAACATGAAACAGGCGTATCGGCTGAAGTCTGTGGATGAGATGGAACTGCCGCCATCGATGAGCGTGCCGCGCCTGCTGGCGCTACATACGTTAAACGTGGACTATGTAAGCGGTTATCCTGACAATGGCTATTGGTTGAACCGGAACGTATACAACACACACGGGGACGTGGTGCGGTCGGGTCCGGGGGATACGGCGAAAGCGATCGCCAATAAAACGGCGTTCACAACGATCTTCGGGCACATCCACCGACGGGAATCGGTGACGCGACGATTGCAGACACACGACGGGGAGTTGATCTTCACGGCATTCTGCCCAGGGTGCGTGTGCCACATCGACGGGCGCGTGCCTGGCAGCAAGAAGGATCAGCAGTGGCAGCAGGGCATTGCGGTGATCGAATATACCGAAGACGAGGAGAATATCTCCCCCATTGCCATCCGTGACGGGCGGATGCTTCATGCTGGACGGTTGTGGGAAGCGCGAGATCGGGATAAGGAAATCCAGGCGTTTTTGAGCGATGCTCTGAAAAGCGCGAATGTGTAACCAAAAAAGACCTATGGATTTATTCGGATAAATCCATAGGTCTTTTTTGGTTCTGGACTATTTATCGTCCGGATTGAACATGCTGTCCCAGGCTTCCTGGTTGATGCGCTCTCTTTCAGCCTTGGGAAGGCGCTTCCATTCGTTCCGGGCGTCCTTGATTAGCTGGAACCAACGCATGAGTTTCACGCCAATGATGACGACCATAAAGCCAAGGCAGGGACCGGCGATCAAGATCATGTCGCCGGCGGATAAGGAATTTGCGTTCATCAGGAGTTCGCTGTTTCATACTGGACAGGCTCAAGCGAGAAGTAGAAGTCATCCGTGTCCAGTTTCAAGCTTTCAATCATCTGCTTGCCTTCCTCCTTCGTGTACTCGCTGCTTGTGTCGCGGATGACCCTGCCGGTCATCTTATGGGTCATAACGATGTTGTAATAGGTGGTCATTTTTCTGCTCCGTGTTTTGGGAATTCGTAAACGAACACCCATGGGTTTTTGTTTGTGAGTTCCTTCCCGTTGATCTTTGCAAAGAGATCGAAATACCACTGGCGCGCCGGCTCCACGTGGAAGTTGCTGTAGTGCGGGAACGGGTTTCCTGCGCTCCAGCCTTCGTTGACCGCATCGGATTCAGTGATGTCGTAAAGGCGCTCGACACGCACGCGAAGGATCGGGATCTCGCGGAAGCGGGCGCAAATGCGCGGCATGAACATGGAAGACTGCCACTTGTCGAACCTGCCAGCCCAGACAGGATCGGGACGCGTCCAATCTTCCTCTGTCCACCAGGTCGGGTCTACTTTGGCGTCATCGGCGCGATAGTGGAGAAAGTCCTTGCCGTCATAGTCGTGCTCCCACATCTTCCAGGTTTCTTTGAAGTAGAGCTGGTCGCCTTTGCCACCGTAGGGAGTTTTGATAAACAGGGTTTTGGTTTTCTTATGGACAAGGCTGGAGAATGTCGCGCCGTATGGCGTGACAGCAATCAGTTCCCATGCGTCGGGTTTCTCGTTGATTTTCTGCAAGCCCTTAGCGCGGCGGGTTTGGTTTTTGCGGTTGTCGAGATAAGCGAGCATCATGTCCCCCTGGAACATGATGCCTGTGTGCTTGACGGTGTAGTTCATGAGTTACCCTTCAATTTTTTGATCCGCGTCTCGATGGCTTTTTTCAAAGTCGCCTGCCGTGCAATCTCAAGGGCTCGTTCCAGCACTTTGATATTGGTCTGATTCTTGAGCGATTGCCTTGCATCATCAACCGATGTAAAGCAAAGCCGCCAAATACCCATGCAAATGGGACACATCTTCTCTTCGCCCCAGATCCACGATCTCTGTGCCTTCCGGCGCACTTGTATCTGATCGCCGCAAGCGGACTGAAGAAATTTCCCATCAATAAGATCTGCACTGAAGCGCAACAGCAAATGAAACTTCCCTTTATTCTTCTGCCACATTATTTCCCCATACCTTTCAGGAATTCCCTGGATTCCACCGTTTCACGGTTATAAGACGGTTTGTATTCTGGATCGTTGGCGAGACTTTCAAAATCCGTTTGCCACGCCTCTGCCTGGAACGTCATTTTCTCCAGGTGGTGCAGCGCGTCAGAGTAACGCCGCCTGATCTCCTCCGACGCATCGATCCGTTCGCTTATATTTCCACCCTTGATGATGATGAGAAGATCGTTGATGGTCTCCCTTTTGTATCCTTCCTTGCGGACATCGGATTCCACGCGAACAACACCGCGACATTTTCCATAATGCTCATAGCCGCTGCCGTGTTCACCCGACAATTTATAAGCCGTCATGCCGGCGGGAAGGGTCTCACCGCATTTGACGCATTTTTGACCAATCTCAAGTTGAATTCTTTTTCGGGGCATTGGAATTCCTTTCTGACCTGAATTCACGATAGAGCGATAGAATGACGGCGGCATCCTTGATATCAAGACCGAGACGATCCTGTGAAAAGCGAACCAAAAACTCGTCCTGATCGGCGGCTTCGGACGCTTGAAGTAAGTTCAATGCGAGTTGTCTGGCTTCTTCAGGACTGATCTGCAACGGGCGGTCAAGTTCTTCGGATTCAATCTGAACGAATGGGCGGCGGGTATTCCCGCCGTAGCCACTCGTTACAATGATCAGTTTGTTGCTCATACCGTTTCCACCCGCATGACGGCTTCGGGAAACTCGTCAGTGACAGCAAGGACGTCCTGCTTGGCAGGGGCTTCCACGAGGAAGAAACCTTCGGATTGGCGATCAAGCGTCCCGATGGAAGAGAGGCGCTGGACCAATTCCAGGCTGGAAGGAGAGCTCTCGTCCACGATGATCTGAACTTTGCACATGGTCAGCTCCTTAGTGGGTATGCACCGTTCCGTCCGCATGGGTGTGCGTGTGGGCGGTCGCGTGGGTGTGAACGTGCTTCTCGATCTTGACGGCTTCCGGGTCGCCAGCGAGCAGCTGGGCGAGTTCAGCGAGTTCCTTGAGGATGCGCTGTTCGTCGGGGTTGCCGGCGTTGTCAAACTTGATCTGCCCGTCGGGGAGAATTTGAACTTTGATCTGTCGTTTTGGCATGATGGTCTCCTTATCTAAACGATGTCAGGACATAGGCGTCGGGCTTGCTGCCGGCGCTGAGGGTGTAGCCGTTCTTCTTGGCGAAAACCTTGAGTTGCTCCTTCGCGTACCCCTTGACGAGCGGCTGGATGATCTCTGTGTCCCAATTGTTTGAGCCCGAATACGCGACGGTGGAGAACTTTTCGCCCTCCCGCGCGCGCTCAATGCGGATGAATTCTTTCCCTTTTCGAAGGGTGAAGACATTGGGGCTGTTCCGTTCGACCTTGATGCCGAGCGCCGCGGCGGCGGTCTCAACGCTCTTGATGTCGATCAAAACTGTTTGAACGTTCGAAAAACAGGGCATGTGCGCCTCCTTGTGTGATATTGCTTTGTTAACTGTTCAGAGGCTGGATGTGTTAAGTAAAAAGCCTCCCGAATTCGGGAGGCTTGGGAGATCGGGTGGGGACTCATGAGAAGCGCAGGTTGGCAATCTCGGCGTTGGGGTGCATGTAGCGGACTATGTTCTCTGCGGTCTTGTCGAACTTGATGTTGTATACCCGCCACCTGCCAGCTTCGTCACCGGGCAGGCGGTAGAGGGTTTTGGTCTTGCAGATACGGCGGAGTTTTTTATCTTCTTCCCTGCGGTCGATCAGTTGGCAGACGAGGAGGTCGAGGTCACTTGGAATTTTGTTCTCGAAGCCTTCGCACTCGACATCGGGCAAACTTTCGGCATAGGTCGTGGCAAGCTGGTAGAGGTCGGGATCGAGCGCGGTGAAGATGGTCTCGCCGCCATCGCCGTGGTTCTCAACAAGGAAGGCGCGCTTTCCGTTGACATAGCCCGCGCAGTAGTAGGCGTAGCCGTCGGATGCTTCAAAGGATTTGATGTTCTTGACTTCGATAATCGGTGCGTTCATTGGTTGTCTCCTGGATTTTGATTTTCGACCGCACATGGCAGTGTGCTTGATCGATGTAATTATTATGCCGTGAATGTTTAGATCCGGGAGCCCCCCAATTTGCCTTCAATTCTGTAGATTTGTGCAGGTAAATCAACAGCTTCATGCCTCAACAATACCCTTGGTTTATCATCCTTCACAAGCAAGCCCATCGTTATCGCGGTCCAGCCTGTGGATGTCGCCGAAGCCCTGACTTTTGCAGTGGTCATAGCAGGCTTGCGCGGCTTTTTGATTGCGGAAGTCAGAGCAGTTCATCGTGTCGCCATTGCATGGGCACGGTCCGCCGACCGGTGTTACTCCGGGAGAACCACCACCACCCGATCCCCCACCTGAAGAGCCGCCACTGCCGCCCGATCCTCCTGCCGGCGGGACCGTGATCAACACGATGGTGGATGTCGGCGCGAGCGTGAGTGTTGGCGCAAGCGTGGCAGTGCTGGCAAGTGTCGGGGATGCGGATGCGGTTGGTAAATTGGTAAGTGTGAATGTTGGGAGAGAAACCGCGGTTTGTGAAATCCCGATCATTTCGGCAGTCAGGGCGAGCGGATTTGTTATTTGCTCTGAGCGTGGGGATGAAGACGAAGGAGATTCGCTGAGCGACGATAAGAATGAGATCGTAAGACAACAGATAACCATGATGCCGCAGCCAGAAACCGATGCCGCGGTCCTCTTTTGCTGTTTCGTGTATTTCTTCATGCAATTATTCTCCCTGAATAATATGCGGTTGGGGGCTGCTTCCCCCCTTGGGATTTCTGTTCTATGGGTTTATGTGGATAAGTATACAGGAAAAAATGGCATAAAAAAAGGGCGCAGGCTGAAAAACCTGCGCCGTGGCGGGAGTAAGTATATTCTTACTGCCCCTTGTTTTGTTCATTATCGCGACCGGTAGTGATCCATATATCCACCATGTACACGATCGAAAAAAGCGCCACGACCAAAAGACCAAACTCATCAGTTCGAGGTGTAAGCATGAAAACGCTCCATGCCAGGAGGATGTAGATCAACGCCCTTTTGTCTTTTGGGTTCATGCGGGTAAGTATACTATCGGATTTTTCTGCCAGGCACAGTACTACCCGCCGATGGTGGCGGGAGTAGATAAACCGTCCGAAGCGGGAAGCCCACCATCGGTCGGGTGCATCTTTTGTTCGATGCGTTTCTGTTGCAAGACTACTTCTTGACGCAATGGTGTCATCCAAGAACCAAAACAAATTACACCTTTTGATTTCATGTGGCGGCGAAAACCACCATAACCTTTTTTCATTCGAGCAATTCGCCTTCCGCAAAACAAGCAAGTTTCCATGATTTTCTCCAACGGTCTGCGCTACCCGCAGGGGCGAGAGCGCAAGACTACAAAATTATCCGAATAACTCATTTTGAGCCACAGCCCGCCCCTGTCGGGTGCGCGCTTTGTTAGCAAGCCTACCTATTCGACAAACTCGCCATCTAGTTCTTCAACTTTCACGGCGCGGATACCATCTGGCTGACCTGCGCCCATCGCTTTGATTGCCTTGGTTTCAGCCTGCCCACAATTTTTAGCGCGGACAATTTTTATATCAGTGATGATGCCAGCGCTCGTTCCGATTACAACACGATAGGTATTCATTTTTTTGTTCTCCTTTTTGTGCAAGAGGCTTGCTAACTTATGATT